AAACAGCCAAAGGTAATTGGATTATGCTAGGGAGAACAAAAAATATATGTAAACGATTAACAATGTTTTGTAGAGAAAAAGGTTTTTACTATGCAACAAGATATGGAAATTCTGTATCAGAAAAAAGACTGACAGCATTACAGACATGGTTAGATTTACAACAAGGTGAAGTTATTAGTTTAGCTGCACTTAATAAATTATATTTTTATATTGCACCAAAAGATAGAATCGCACGGGGCAAAAAAGAACAATTAAAAAAGTATTTAAAAGAAAACCCTGCAGCTAAAAAAGAAATGGTAAACATAGAAAAGATACAGTCCGATTGGGGACTTATGGCAGGAGTAGAAATGACCTGGTTTGATCTCTTTACAAATTATCCTTATGAAGATAAACTCTATCTAGATTCGCTATTAAGAAGAGGTGAAGATATATTTAGTAAGCCTAGAATACGTATTGAAACGATTCATGGTATGAAAGGCGGAGAAGAGGATAATGTTTTGTTATTACTAGACATGGGTAAGCTCGCTTACGATTCATATAAAAGAGGTGAAGATGACGAGCATCGTGTGTGGTATGTAGCAGTTACAAGAGCAAGAAATGAATTACATTTGGTAGATCCAGATTCCGATTGGGGGTATTCAATATAATGACTTACTTTATTTTAAAGTATCAAAAAGGTAAAATTTATTTAGACGGAAAAGAAATAACACAGAGTGAATTTAGAACTATTAAAGAACAAGTAACTGAGGTAGACAAAAAACTTTGGTATGAAGAAGTTAAAAAAGAAGCAGAAGAAATAGGAAAAAGGGTTAAGTAATGGATAAAATTAATCCTGATTATTATAAAAATAAAGCTATAGAAACAATTGAAGTTATTCGAAATGAATTAACTTCTGATGAATTTAGAGGATATCTTAAAGGTCAAATATTTAAATACCTGGCCAGGCATCGTTTAAAGAACGGCATTGAGGATTTAAAGAAAGCTCAATGGTACATGAATTATTTAGTTAAGTTTGAAGAAGAACTAGAGGAGATTATTCACTAATGAAAGACAGCACCCAACAGCCTTTATTTGCTCCTAAAACAGAATATATTTTACCTCAGACCTTCCCTGATCTGTCTGGTTCTAAGCATATTGCAATTGACTTTGAAACCAGAGACGATCAGATGAATGAAAAAGAAGGTATGGGTTGGCCTACGGGAAAGGGCTATGTCGTGGGATTTTCTGTAGCTGTTGAAGGTTGGAGCGCCTATTATCCTTTTAAACATCAAGGTGGTGGAAACTTAGACGAAAAATTAGTTTTAAAATATATTAAAGAAATCTGTGAACTCCCTATTCCTAAAATATTTCATAACGCTATGTATGATTTAGGTTGGATTAAAAAAATGGGGTTCAAGGTCAATGGTCGTTGTTACGATACAATGATTATGGCATCTCTTTGTGATGAGAACAGGCTTGGCTATCACTTAGATGGACTAGGAAAAGAATTTTTAAACATGGGTAAAAGCGAAGCCCTATTACGTGCAGCTGCAAAAGAATGGAATGTTGATCCTAAATCAGAGATGTGGAAGCTCCCTGGCACTCTTGTCGGAGAGTACGCAGAACAAGATGCAGTTGTCACATTAGAACTATTTAAATATTTATATCGAGAGATCGGTAAACAAGGTCTCGAAAGCATCACCAAATTAGAACACGATCTTTTACCTCTTTTGATCGACATGACTTATATTGGTGTGCGTATTGACGAGGAACAAACTTCTAAGGTTGGTAAACAGATTGATCTTGAATCAAAATCCCTCCTTCGTGAGATCAAACAAGAAACCAACGTTGACTTAGAAGTGTGGAATGCTAGGAGTGTTGCTAAAGTTTTCGATTATTATAAGCTCACATATCCTCGCACAGAGAAAACTGATGCTCCTAGCTTCACCAAAGGATTTTTAGAAACCCATCCTCATCCGATGGTACAAAAGATATTAGACATTCGAGCCCTAGCCAAGACCCGATCAAGTTTTGTCGATAAACTACAAAAGCATACGGTAAAAGGTCGAGTGCATGCCCAGATTAATCAAATTCGATCTGATGATGGTGGCACCGTGACAGGACGTTTCTCGATGAGTAATCCTAACTTACAGCAGCTTCCACGAAGAAATAAAAAGATTGGTAATATGATCCGTGCTCTTTTCTTACCTGACGAAGGGAAGATGTGGGGTAGCTTTGACTATTCTCAACAAGAACCACGGCTCGTGGCTCACTACGCTCAAAGTGTCAACCAAGGGATTGGTTTACCAGGAGCCGAAGAGATCATTAAAAATTATTCAGAGCACGATTTAGACTTTCACTCTACAGTTGCCGAAATGACCGGCATCCCTCGAGACCAAGCAAAAACAATAAGTTTGGGCCTGTTTTATGGAATGGGGATAAATAAACTGAGAGGAGAACTTGGAATAGATGAAGAAGAAGCAAGAAACGTTTTGGCTCAATATAACGCTAAAGTGCCGTTTGTTAAAATTCTATCTCAGCGTGTCACTGACAAGGCAAGCGACGACGGAGAAATAACAACCATTTTGGGTAGAAGGTGCCGTTTCCCTTTCTGGGAAGCTAGGGACTTTAATACGAACTTTGCTAGTCGGAGCAAGCCACTGACTTTTGAAGAAGCCAAAAAGAAATATGCAATGGATAGTGAAGGTCGTACATGGTTAAATAAAATCAAAAGAGCTTACACATACAGAGCCTTCAATAGATTAATTCAAGGTTCCGCTGCAGATCAAACCAAGAAAGCCATGGTTGATTTATATAATGAAACAGGATTTATTCCTCACATTCAAGTTCATGATGAACTTAATCTCTCAGTTGCAAACCAAGAGGATGCCATTAAAGTAAAAGATGTTATGGAACAATGTATGGACGGTATTTTAGTTGTGCCCTCAAAGGTAGATTATGCTCTTGGAAAGAACTGGGCAGAATGCAAGTAGATTATGGCGAAATAAATTATGGGCTGTGTCCTCATTGTTTAGAGAAAACACACATGATGGAAACAGAATTAAAAGATATTTTTCAATGCGCTTTCTGTTATGGCGAAACAAAAATCTATATCAACGGAAAAGTCAAATTCCTAAAATTAACAGTTCCTGTTATTAACATTAAAGACGAACAAGAAGAAAATTAGCACTTGTAATATCCCACATAATACCTATATTATGGGAAGAAAGGATATATACGATGTTATATATAATTTTAGGCATTATCGTTTTTATGATATGGCCTGAGAAAATAATGCTGCTAATGATCTTAACCATATTATTAGCAACACATTTGTTAACATAGAAAGGAAAACAATGGATACAATAAAATATAAATCAGTGGCTGTGCCAATCGAAACATGGAGAGATATCATGTTGTTGGCAAACCAAGACACACGAACCCCTGGAAAAGTTATTCAGTGGCTCGTTAAACAGGAGAAAGTAAAAAGAAATGGGAAAAGTAACTAATATTACTTGCCCTACATGTAGAGGCAACGGGTACAGTTGGGTTCTTGTTAACAAACAGGGAGAGCCTGTAAGTTGGGAAGACGACAATGTCACAAATTGTGAAACCTGTAAGGGAAGCGGTGAAATACCGAATGATCCAAGCTCTATGGAAGCACAAACCGTTCACCCAAGTAAGTGGTGGTGGATGAAGAAAGGAAAGAAATAATGGCATCGAAAGGAAGAAGAGCTGTTGTTGGATCTATTGGTAAATCTAATAGAGCACAAGGCGTAGCTGCAATGAAGCGAGCAAAGAAGAAAAGAAATAACATTAGAAAGAAAGGAAAGAAATAATGGAACAAAGCAAATGGAATAGTTTTTGGAAATCACATCCAGACTCTAAATATACTTTTACACATATTGTCGATATCTTAATACAGAAACATGGTTGGACAGAGATACCTTGTTTTGTTAGTTGGAAAGAGAAAAGAAAGTATGAATACAAAGTACCTAAATAATGTTCAGGCATTCGCTAAACTTCATATGGAGTATGCTATTACAGGTATGTCTTATGAAACCTACAAAGATTTAGTAGCAGATACTTTTAGAAGAACGAAGTATAAGAAAATGTCTGAGAAATATCGAAATCATCTTTGGAAAAAGTATAAAGAAATAAAAGAATGGGAAGATAAGATACTTGTCGAGTGGCCTGAGAAATATCACAACTATGTCTTTAGTGGTAATAAACTACCTCAGACAGGAAAATTTAGACAGAAGCTCGATAAAATATATTTATATCTTTTTGAAAGAACGAGTAGAGAACATGCGAAGACCTAAGGCTCACGACTCGTGGACGAAAAAGAATGTATATTTCGATAATGAGAATATGCGTTTCGTTGGTCTAGCTGTTCGTAAAATTGTATGCCCTGAGTGTCTAGGCGCAGGGGCAATACCTTGGTGCGATAAGCCCAGACCCGATGAGTATGATGAATGTCACGAATGTGATGGAAAGGGGGAGTGGTTTGAACCTCAATTTTAAAGGTGTCAATCACTAAAAAATATCATATAGTGGGACTGTTATGTTGGATAACACAGTGCCATCAGTGGACGAACTTTATTTTAAGATAACAACGAAGTTTGACCAATGGAAAGCAGCTTTCTATGAAGATAGACGCTACAGCCCGAAGGTTGAACAGATTGATCGAGAGATAAAGATTCTGAAGCAGCTCTTGGTTATGCGAAAAAACGAAGAACTAAACAAACGTCGTTTTGATTTAGATCCAAAGTTTTTTTAGTAAGTCAAGATTTTTCTAAAATATATTTTTTAGACAGGAGACTTGTCACTTGTTTAAAAGAAGAGAAAGGAATAAAATAAAGAAATGGACGATAAGACATTAAAATATCACGAGAAATTTAAAAGCGTTGCGGGTAAAGACTATGCACAAAAACTAGCAAAGATTGTTGATAAAATTGCCGCCGAGAAAAAACTTTCGGCAATGCAAATACTAACAGATAAAACCAACACTCAAGCTATTTATGATGAATGCGTGAAACAAAACATGGGATTATTTGAAGTAGGACTAGCCATTACATTCACTTTAGATGAAATGGCATTAGAAGGCTATATGCCTGCTACTATTCATTAAGTGCCTGAGACAGAACGTAATAAAAGATATCGGCAAACGAAGAAAGGAAGAGCAACCCGAGCTGCCGTTCAAAAAAGATTTTGGGAACGACGACATCCTGTCTTAAAGAAGTTAGATCGAATTCGAAACCAATGGGGCGATCATGTTATTGATTGGTTCCTGGAAAAGATTCAAGATCAAGAATTTAAATGTTATGCCTGTGATAGACAATTGTCTTTTGGGCACAGCGAACAAAGTGTGAGTCGGGCATGTATTGATCATGATCATCGGTACACACAAAAAGAAATTCGAGCTAGTGGTAAAACGAGTAAACCGATTTACCCTCGAATGTTGCTATGCAACTCATGTAACAGGGCTCTCGGATCGTTGAAGGATGATCCTGAAGTTCTAAGAAAATTAGCGAAAGCTATAGAAACCTATAAGGAGAAATAAATGAAGAACGAATATTATAAAATACCAGGGTGGTTTAACTATGCAGAGATGTATGATATTGCCATCGAGAACATTCCTCAGAACGGAAAATTCCTTGAAATTGGCTGTTTTTTGGGCAAATCCACTAATTATCTTTGCACGAATTTAATTAATGCAGGCAGAGAAGATGTGACTGTTTATGCGTTAGATACGTTTAAAGGTTCAACCGAACATAAATTTTTAGACAAAATGGTTGATAAGAATGGAAGCTTTTACGAAACCACAAAACAAAATTTACAATACTTTATTGGTCGTAATCAATGTCACTTAATTGAAAGCCGAAGTGATAACGAAGAAACGATTAACAAGTTCGAAGACCAAACGTTTGATGTGATCATGGTCGACGGCGCTCATGAGTATGATGCTGTTAAAGAAGACATCGAAAATTGGTGGCCAAAGCTAAAAGAAGGTGGTATCATGTTACTCGACGACATGTATATGGAATCTGTTAGCACTGCAGCAAGTCATGCTCTTGGTAATAAGGTAGAAAACTTTATGGTCATGAGATCGACCGAGTCAACAGGTTTAGCATACAAAGGTAACATTGAGGAGAGAAAGAAATGGGTGAAGATCATACCAGAACAGCACTTCGCTTAGAGGTTGATTTAACCGAAGAAGAAAAGAATAAAATATTAAAAGAAAAGTATTCTAAAAATATTTTACAATATGCGGGGAAACGTCGGGGAAGACCGCCGATGACTCACCGACAATATATTGTCTTTTACGGTAAAACGAAAAAACTACAAAAGAAAATCTATGCTCGTAGCGTCGAGGAAGCGGTCAAGATTTTTAAAGATAAATATAAAAATTATGTGCCGAAGTTTGCTCGAGACTATTGGTACAAGGAAGTATGGGCAGATTATACAAATGAAAACGCACGAGAGGAAACTTAAAACCGTTAAAGAAATGCTAGATATCCTAGCAAAGAAATTGACAGCCCAAGAGTATATCACAATGGTGACTTTCTTGGAAAGTATGTATATGGGCTTTGATTTTGGGTATAAGAGCGTACAGGAGCTTGATAAACATGCTATTGAAAGCTTCTTAAAACAGGAAAAAAACATGTCCCTTCCCTGGCCAATCCCGTTTAAGATGTTTTATGACTTTGGACGGATTGATTACGAAGTTGATGACGAAGGATTTTTAGTGAGGACAGAAAATAAAGAGAAAGCGCCGATCCTTCCTTTTCCAGGAGGTAAAGATTGTTAAAGCATTTAGATTTATTTAGTGGCATTGGAGGGTTTAGTCTCGGTTTAGAAAGTTCAGGGTTATGTGAAACTGCAGCTTTCTGTGACTACGAACCTTATTGTCAAAAAGTTTTAAAGAAGCATTGGCCACACGTGCCTGTGTATGGAAACATAAAGGAGTTAAACTATGAAAGACTTAAAGCAGATGGAATTAAAGATATCGACATCATCACCGGAGGATATCCCTGCCAACCGTTCAGTGTTGCAGGACGTAAAAAGGGTGAACAAGATGAAAGACACCTCTGGCCAGAGTATCTTAGACTTATCCAAGAATGTCGGCCGTCTTTCGTTATTGGAGAAAATGTTGGTGGACACATTAAACTCGGTCTCGACACCGTACTCACGGACTTGGAGAGTGAAGGTTACGCCACAACAACGTTTAGTATTTCAGCTTCGAGCATCGGCGCCAACCACCAACGGGAACGGATATGGATTATTGCCTACTCCAACGACCTCGGACGGTACGACTGGATCCATAATTGGGAAGGACGACAAGTTCAGGATAACCAAGAATGGAACCTTACGCAAAGTGAACAAGAATGGCATCGACGGATCGATCGGGCTCGGGAGACTGGTGAAACTTTGGAGAACACCCGATGCGAACTGTGGCCGTGGTCCTTCGAGCAAGGAGAGAATGCAAATGAAGTTAGACAAGAAGATGCCGATCAGTCTCAACGATCAAGTAGCTCACCCTCAACTCATGTGGCCGACTCCGAGAGCTGCGAGGGGGATGAACATGCGCCTGACGGAGAACATGGCGAAGCTTCGACACAAGAGATATTTAGAAACAGAAGTCGCCTACCAAGAGAAGGGAAGTGGTGGTCAACTGAACCCAACGTGGGTCGAGTGGCTGATGGGGTACCCCAAAGGGTGGACAGACTTAAATGCTTAGGTAACTCGGTTGTTCCGATGATACCTTATCTGATTGGTCGAAGTATCTTAGAACTGTATGAATTTTAAAGTTATCCCGCTCACGCTTCGAGAATCGAATGCTTTTGTTGAAGCTCATCATTCTCATAATAAGCGTGTTCAGGGTTACAAATTTGCTATTGGCGCTCAGTTCCAGGGAAAGCTAGTAGGCGTTGCGATAGCAGGTAGACCTGTATCAGCCACCCTCGATAATAAGAAAACCATCGAATTACTGCGTTCTTGTGTCTTAGATGACGCTCCGAAAAATACAAACAGCTTTTTATATGGTCGTGTATGGCGTGTTGCTGTAGCGATGGGTTATGAAAAAATGGTCACTTATACGCTTTTAAGGGAGCAGGGCAGCGCTTGTAAGGCTATTGGTATGAAGATAGCAGGCGAAACGAAGGATAGCTCTAGAGCGTGGGCAGCGAAGAAAAAACGAGATGGTATCGAACGACAGGACCAGGACGTTTATCGAGAGAGAAAGTACCGATGGGAATTAGTCTAGGCTCACGACTCGTGGCCCGTGGAAAATCTATAAACCCAGGTGAGGTTTATAGATTTTTAGATCCAGACGAAGTTTGCCCTATTTGTGGTGATGATGCTGATTGGTGCGATTGTCCGTTAGGCTTTTGTATATCAAAAAATCACTATAACGATATTTTAGGGGTACTAAAAAAATTTTTTATTCAAGGGGGGTCGGTTTTTTCTGATATATTGATATACAAATTGAAAAAAGTGTTGATATATAATGATAATAGAGTGATTTTTGTATATCATTTGTATATCATTTTGATCAAAATATATCAAAATTTGATATACAAACGTCTAAAATACTCTATTAAGACACATTTTTAATAATATTATATTTATATACTACCCCTATTCTACCCTTATGGGGTTTTCAAATCCGATAAAGTGTGCTATTTAATATCTATGGGAGAAGTCCAGGAATTTCACAAACACGATCCTCATGCAGCAACTCGCATTGGAAAGATTACTCCAAAGCAATTAAATTTTGTTAGAGAATTGGTAGACAACGATGGTATGATTTCTGCAGCTGAAGCCGCAAGGAGGGCTGGTTACTCTGAAAAAGCTGCTAAAAATATTGCCTGTAATCTCCAAAACCCAAGACTATTCCCACATGTTGTTAAAGCAATTGAAGAAGCTCGAGAGGAGCAGAGAAAAATATACGAGGTTAACAGGGAACGACATTACAGAGATTTGGCTAAAATCAGAAACATGGCGTTGCAGGAAAACAATTTCTCTGCTGCTGTCCAGGCTGAAAAGGCTCGAGGGCAAGCTGCAGGTTTATACATCGAACGAAAAGAAGTGAGACATGGGAGTATCGATGCAATGTCTAGAGATGAAGTCGAGGAAAAGATCAAACAAATACTTGGTGAGAATGGGAAACTTATCGAAATGGTGCCCCAAGAAAGCAATGAAGAAGAAGTCGACACTTCCGAAGACAGAACCTAATTTTCCCTGGAAAAAGGTTAGAGTCATTTGGCAAGACATTACAGGTTATTCAAGTCATCACACAATTAAAGAAATGAATGAACTTCGAGCTCATACAATGATTACAGAAGGTTGGTTATATTCTCAGGACGAGCATTCTATTAAAACCTTTGGGGGTTATTCTTACGAAGACGGAGAATACTGCTTTTCAGATGTTAATGTATTTCCTAAAAATTACTGTAAGATCAAACGCATATGAAAGCTTTATTTATTTGGTTGGTAGGATACTATTGTGTAGACTTGACTTGTTTCCAGATGCACAGACCTTTCCAAACTATTGAACAATGCGAATTAGAAATAAACAAACTAACGATCGACTTTGCAAAAATTTATGAGGATTACGGTGGTCGTTGGGAACTTGATTGTCATATAATGACTAATAAATATGTGGGACAAAGTTAATATATGAAAGGGCCTGAAGCCAAACTTTGGCAACGATTACATCTAAAACTCTATGATGTTTTTTGGACTCGAATAGAAAATTCTGTTTCAACAGGTATCCCTGACTTGTATGGAGCATGTGAAAAAAGCTCATTTTTCCTTGAGCTCAAATGTACTAAAAGCAACTCGCTCAGAATTTCACCTACTCAGGTTTCTTGGAATTATTCCAATGTTTCCAACGGTGGACGTTCTTTTTTCCTGGCAGAGACCCTCTTAGACAGTACACTCTATTTGTACGGAGGTAAAAGTGGCAAGGATCTTGTAAAACATGGTCTAAAAGCAGCTCCGTTAGCCGTGTTTCCTGCACCGTGGGACACGCAAAAGCTTCTGCATCATCTAAAATTCCACAAATTTTAATTCTGCATCTGCATTCTGCATCTCCATCACGGGCCGCGGATCCTAGCTCATGGATCTCCCATCCTGGTTCTGTCCACCTGGTGCTGCGTGAGTTGCGAATCTGCATTCTGCATTGAAAAGGCTCGGGTTTTCTTTCCATCTGTTTCGGTTTCTGACCATCAGGCCTGGGATCCAGGTGGCAGCTCTCCTGATAGCTGCAGAAAAAAAATTTCAGGAAGTGGTTGACAAATGATTATCCCATAATTATATTATTACTAAGCTACAGTAGCTACGACTAGGAAGCGATAAAGGAAAAAGGATAAGTAGCGGAATGACGAACACGCACCGACCTAGTCACCAAAAAGGAGAACATGATGACTGTAAAAGACTTAATCAATCAACTAAGCCAATATAATCCAAATTATCCTATTGTGTTTTATGGCTGTGACGAATCGCAAGACGAGTTGCACCAAGCACGATTGGAATCACTCCACCAACATCCCGATCACGGGGACTGTGGGCAGGTGGAACTGACGTTAGAGTTGAAAGGATATTTTAAGGAACTAAAGGGAATATTAGACGAGGAGGTATTATAAATGAGAGCAACACAGAAGATGGTCGAAACTAGACTCGACTTTATTCGAAGACACTTGGATGTCGACTATGAACTCCAATACTCATCCGCCTACAGCTATCCCTGCAAGATCGTGAGCCGTGGGGGATCTCATGACGAGTCGCAGAGGATGAGAACGAGCGAGGCACTCGAGTGGTGTAACGGTTTGATCAATGGGTATTTTGCCATGCAGAAAAAGAAAAGCCCACTGATGGTAAGGATGGACAGGTAATGTTGTTATATTGTGCATTCGCATTGCTCGGGATAGTGTTCTATCCCGAGTGGGTTCTGTTTCTGATTGTCGCTGCCTGGGGGATGGTAGTTGTTGGGCTGTTCTAATCTCCATCCGCATTGCGCATTGGTTCGTGGATCTTGGTTTTGGGTTCTGTTTCAGGATCAGGAGCTGCTACCGGAGAACCCAGATGGTGGACATGGCCTGATGAAGATTAATTTGGAAGAAGACTTGACATTCTTCTATCCCATGATTATATTATTAATAAGGCGTGCGTTATGTAAGTTAAAAGCTTCACCTAGCTAGGTTGTACGCCGATAAAGAAAAGGAGAAATATTATGCCTAATTGGTGTAGAAACGTATTAAACGTCAATCATACAAACAAGGATAGACTTACAGAACTACGAGTTGCTGTCGCAGGCAGTGAGATGTGTAATTTCGTATTACCTGAGCCTGACTACAAAACAACACCTGTCGCCCATACCTTTCCCGAGATCCAAGCAAGGTTTGCAAAGACAGAAGAAGAAAAAGCAAAAGCCATTGCTAACGAGCCGACGATCCGAGAAGATAGTTGGTGGGATTGGCGTGTGCAGAATTGGGGAACGAAGTGGGATATTGATATGACGGGTGAGGACATTCATCATAACGACGACGGATCGTTTTCCATCAGTTTCGATTCAGCGTGGTCGCCACCTACGAAAGTCTTTGAAGAATTAATTGAGATGGGTTTCAAGATCCACGCCGAGTGGTACGAGAGTGGCATGGGTTTCGGAGGGTATATCAATAACGAAGGAAGCAAGAACTTCACGTTGCCTGACGGGAACACTGCTGTCGAGAGATTTAAAAAACTTCAAGACATGTGTAAGCAGGATAAAGACTGCGATCGGTTTATGGAGGATTGGGGTATCTACGAAGACCATGATGTAATGGCAGAGGAGGAGAAAGCTATGGAGAGCACTAACTAGTGCTCTTCCATTACGCATTGTGCATTGCGTTGGTTTTTTGGTTTTGGTTTCTGTTTAGGCTGTAGGATCAGGCCAGCTGCCACGGCGTGTATCTCCAGAGTGAAAGGAAGATGTGTTATGCAAAAAAATTTTTGTAAAGCACTTGACTTTTATAATCCCATAATTATATTAATCTAAGAAATAAATAATATAAGGAGAAATAAAATGGGCGATAGAGTATCAATCCAATTTAGAAACGGAGAGGACAAGTCAGTTGTTCTTTTTCATCATTGGGGTGGCATGGATTTTGTAGAGTATGCTCAGACATGGGCAAAGAACTTTCAAAACCATGTGATGGCAAATTGGGAGCACAAAAACCATAGCACTCCAATTACTCGTTGCGAAGCCAATACCATGATGATTCAATTTATTGCGTCATTGGGTAAGCACGAGAAAGATTATAATTTTAGTCAGTTGGTAACCCATAGCATTTACTTAGGTAAAAATGAGCAGGATGGGGATAACTCAGACAATGGGCATCATGTCATTGACGTTCAAGATTTGAGGAAGCAACTTGACTAGGTTAGTATTTGATAATGGCGAGGCGCTTAGGCGCCTTGCTATTGGCACAATGAAAGCGGAAAAGTTTCGCATTCCATATACTGACCAAGACACTTCAGACAAAGGAGTTCTCTTCGTGAAAGATGAAGGGATCTATATCATGAATGCATACGCAGGAGGCAAGCCACCAAATGAATTGGGCACAGTTGTCTTTGCAGAGTCTTACGATCCTACTAAAGATGAAGACGTTTGGGAAAGGTCGAGGCAAGCAGTTGGAGGCGATGACTTCGGTGAGTTCGTTCCGTTGCCCGAGATCGTTCTACGAGCAA